CAAGACCCTGGGTCCCGCTTCCGTTATACGAAGCATGAGCAGCTACAGCTCCAGACATTTTATTTAATATACGAATATATTTTTTTTTTAAATTAAATTCGTATATTAATTTTATTGAATGATATTGTTTAAGTATCTACGGTTTAATACATAGCTAGGGATGCAGCCCCGTCTTTGTAGAGACCTGTTGTTTCGCCAACACAGGTTACATTAATTGTACCCTGTTCAACTGAGTAACCAGACGATGTAATATCGGGGTGAGTAAATGTAAGACTTAGACGAATGTTATCGAAACGGTTAAGGGGTACCGACGCGCCGCCAAATGCTCTGGCAGAAAGAGGGAATACGTAGTAACCCATACCCGAGTCTAGCTGCTGCTTATCAATGGAGAAATCGTTCGCGTATAAACCAAGCGATTTATTTGTAATACCCTTTAGTAGCTGACCATCTAGCTGACCCGAATAAGAAGACGAATTGAGCTTGAGCTCAGCATACTTCAGAGATGGCGCACTTGTCTGACCATATCCACCGCGGCCTGGGAAATCTGCGCTAATTATAATATGCGAACCATAGAGAGAGAAGTGATCTATATCAACTATAATAGGCTGATCTGGGTATATTTTCTGTGGGAAGACAGTATTTACATTCTGAGTCATCTTAAGACGCTTGGGGATACCATTTTTCATACTCTTCATCTGCTCGCGCTCCTCGTTACACATAATCATATGCTGACCATACAATTTAGTGGATAGAGTTGCATTAGGTACCCATTCGTGAGCCGAGTTCGAGATGTATGTACCCTTTCCGGTTACAATACCGTTTTTATCAGTTACATCACCCTTGTAGGCCGGGAAAGCCCTGACCTTAGAGGTGGTGTCCCAAATATCATTAAAATTGGCGTAATGAACCTTAATCTTAACATTCTGGTGGGGGGCGGCAGCCATTAGGTAACCATCCTCCGAATGCTGTGTATAATTCTCTAGCTGAGGACCAAGAGTCCTTGTAAGAACGGGCAAAGGAATGAAAGCCTGGTATTTCTTACCCGGGGTCCAGTCTGGTACACCAGGGGCGCACCTCGAGCCATCTCCCTTTACATAACCGGTAGTCTGAAGACCTAGACGGTTATAAGAGCTCTCTGGAACTTCCGTGGCGTTAATGGACAGTAAATCGTTATACTCTAATGTCTGCCAGATCTGAGTACCTACCTGAAATTCAACTCTCTTGATAATTTTGGCTAGGGGGAACTTAACCTTAGACTTGAGTGACGAACCACCCCAGCCATTGGAAGCCATGGCTAAAGCGGTAGTTGTACCAGGGCTGCTAGGGTCGCCTACCTTAGGGAATACGGCATTTTCCGGAATTTCACGGAATAGAGCAGACCAATGGGGTTTTTGCGCCGGCGCCGCCGCCAGCGTCATTTCAGATGTGAGGCCGTCTAGGTGTACGGTGTCAGTGACTGCACTGGCTGCAGCATTTGCCGCTGTGCCTAGAAGCTGCTGATACCAGTCGAAAGCTTCCGTAGCGTCAGACATTGTCATGTAAGCGCCGCCCGATGGCCTTCCAACATCGGCCGGATGGCCACCGCCCATCGTGGCCAGCGTCCACTGAGTGTAACCATAAACATTATAAGTTTTATCGTTGTAATACCTTACCATCTCTCCTAAATCGGCGGACGTAAGTACAGTAATCTGCGTTTGGGAGTCATTAACCCAAGCCCAACCATTTGGTGGTGTAGTATTAAAAGTCGTGCTCTGCCTAGTGGTAACCGAGGTAGTCTCCCCGCTTGCTAGCTTTTTGAAATAACCACCGTTGTAAGCGCCCGCGACGCCGGCTGCATTACCGGCGTTCGCAGAATCGATGGACGCCGCCAGGGTAAGGCTGCCGAAGCCTAGAGGATCCGCGCGATTTCCCATTGTTGAAGGATGATTGCCGTCGGCCCCCGTGGCCACCTTCCCCGCCGCATCAAAAGTATACGAGGTGATAGCGCCTCCGGAATTACCCTGAGCTAAAGTGAGGAATGATGTATCGCCCTGAGCCGCAGCCTCTTTAGCCATAGGGGACGTGGTCGAAGGCGCGTTATCGTTTTGAGCAAAGAACCAGCCGCCTGCGGCATTAACAAGGCTAGATGCTGGCGCTACAGGAGGGGTGTCCGTCGGAACATTCATATCAACAGTAACAGATAAATACATATCTCCTAAACAATCGATGTCGTTATTAACTGTAAAAATCTGACTACCGCCCCACGATGCGTTTTTGCCGGACCCGGAGGTTGGGATCTCAAGAGTAGACGAACCATATAGAAGCTGACGAGTAGTGTCGGTCTCGTTCCAGAAAACGGATACGACGTCCCCCTGACTAGCGTCACTTATTTTATTTGTAACAGCAAGACCCTGGGTCCCGCTTCCGTTATACGAAGCATGAGCAGCTACAGCTCCAGACATTTTATTTAATATACGAATATATTT